CAAAGATTGGGATGGCATATATAGAGCCACAACAAAATAAACTATTTTTTGGATTTCTTTTCTTTTTCTTTTTGCTCAAGAATCATGTTTAACTTCTGAGTTAAACGTATCATGTCGTTGTCCAGCATTCTCACTCTGTCTATCAGTGCAATCAGTGTGGCGTTGGCTTCACCCAACACAGGCTTGATTTCTTTGGTGACCCAAGTCCAAACATAATAAACAAAATAGCCCAAACCAAATGCGGCTACAATTGGGAATCCAAATTCTTTTATCGCATTGGCAAGTTCTATGGTGATCATCTAGTCCTTCCTCGCATCTTCCTTGCCTTCGTTGGCGGCAAGTCTATCCACATTGGGTTTAACTCCTGTCACGTGTGACAGCAAAGCATCTATCTTGACCAGGTCATTGTTCATGGTCTGCACTCTGTTGTCCAGTGCCTGTATGATGTTTTTAAGACCATTCACAGAACCTGTCACAGTTGCCAATATGAATTTTAAAATGATGAATATGAATACACCTGATGCCACAGCACCTGCTATGGGAAATCCTACTTCTGAAACAAATTGTAAAAAGTTCATTATGTAGGTATTTATGTGTGTTTTTGCATTCAAAATGTTCGTTGACAACTTGTGGCAGGTGTGTTATACTGTTCACATGTGCTTTATCCTTGACCAAATCTATGGTATATACGGTAAATAATGGAAAGAGTTGTTTATGAAGAAGAAAACACGATCAATTTTGGATGAACTGAACCGTATTTCGGAGAGCAGAAATACCGAACATTTCCTCGAAACCACTGGCAGTAGTCTGATTGAGAGTGCAGTAAATCTTCTCAATGTGATACAAAATCACTATCCAGAGGAAACTGCTATTGAATTGGAAAGAAGATTTATAAACAGCATACGTAATGGTGATTCAAAAAAATTCAAAGTTGGAATTAAAAAAGTTTTAGATGACAAAAACAATAATTAATGAGGGCGGCAATATTTTCAAAAATGCAGAAGGTCAGCCAGCCACTGCAAGAATCAACAGGGTCGATGTTGAACCAACTGTACAATGGTTGGAACAGATTACAGGATTAGAGCTCACCGACAACAAACTGGGCACCACTGGACTTGCACCTACATCAGGAGATTTAGATCTTGCTGTGGATCAAACAAAAATCAACAAAGAACAATTAATTGCTAAACTGACTGGTTGGTTGAATTCAAAGAATATGAATCCTGCTGATTACATCAAAAAAAGCGGAGTCAGTGTGCATTTCAAAACACCAATACAAGGCAACGAAAAGAACGGACATGTGCAAACAGACTTTATGTTTGGTGACCCTGATTGGATGAAATTCAGTTTGAGTGGCACTGTGGGCAGTAATTTTAAAGGTGCAGATAGACATGTGATGTTGGCATCGATTGCTAAACCCCAAGGACTTAAATGGAGTTTTAAATCTGGTTTGATTGATAGAAAAACTGAACAAGTGTTATCTAAAGATCCGGACAAGATAGCAGAACTGTTGTTGGGCAAAGGAGCCACTGCAAAAGATTTAGCCACAGTTGAAACTATACATGCAAAAATTAAGAACAGAACAGATTATGAACAATTAATTCAAGATGCAAGAGACAGTTTTGAAAAAATTGGAAAAACATTACCAGAACACAAAATTGCTGGAACACCTGTGTGGTTTAGAAACTTAATGGACAGGTTGCCAGAATGAAACTAGTCGAGTTTAAAAAACAATCAGGCAAGTGTAAAACAGTGTTTGAATCTGCAAGAATACAACATGCAGAAGATTTGATATTGTTCAAAGGACACCAAGGTGCTCTTGAAGCCATTGAGATGTTGCAAAAAATTGCCACAGGCAAACAAGGAGTAACAATTAAATGGGATGGCTCACCTGCAGTTGTGTTTGGTCTTACACCAAACAATGAATTTATTTTCACAGATAAAGCAGGATTCAATGCAAAAAATTATGATGGAAGAACGACCAATCCAGATGATTTAGAAAGTATGATTATGAGCAGAGCAAAAGATCCAGCAAAGAAAAAATCATATGCACAGTACAGTATGAAAATGAAACAAGCATTTCCTGTAATAGAAAAATCTATGCCAAAAGATTATGAAGGATATTTTGTTGGAGACATGTTGTATTTTCAACAGCCTAAAAAACAAGGCAACAGATTTGTGTTCAAACCCAACGTGGTTGAATACAGCATAGATGCCAACAGTGACATAGGAAAAAAAATTGCAATGAGCAAAGTGGGAGTTGTTTTGCATCACACTATCAATGAGCAAGGCAGTGTATCGCCACTTGAAGATATCAATATGTTTGTGGGAGACGAATTATTGGTATTGCCTCCAACTGCAAAAACACATCCAGGCAATGTGGACTTGTCCATATTAAAATCTGCCAAGAGTGAAGTGGTTAAAAACGCAGGAGCCATTGATTTATTTCTAAACAGAGGCAAACTTCAAGAGTTAAAAATAACTGATTTACCAAATATCTTGTACACCTATGTGAACAGCAAAGTTGACACAGGTTTAGATAACCTAGGTGCTGATTTTGGAAACTGGTTAGAGTCTAGCACAGTCAGTGTGCCAAAAAAACAAAGAATTGTTCAATACATTCAACAGCACAAATCAGGATTTGATGCTGTGTTTAGAACCATTGCAACAGTGATGGAAACCAAGGACATGATGGTTGATCAACTGGATGCCGCAGGATCAGACATTGTGGCAACTATAGATGGACAAAAAGGCGGCGAAGGATATGTGGCAGGCACAGGACCTGGTGCAGTAAAACTAGTAAAACGTTCTGGCTTCACTAGAGCCAACAGAGCGATAAATAGATAAGGAGAACACAATGAAAGCAAAAGAGTTTATAAAAGAATTTAGAGATATTGACCCAGCAGATGATCCAAATGCAGGAATGGACAAAGATTTCAAACAGGAGCCAATGTTCAATCAATTTGGAAAAATTCTAGACAGTCAAGGCAATCCAAATCCATTAGACACAGTGACCACAGATGATGGTAAAAAACATAAAGTGACTGCAAGGCAGGCAGATATGTTAAGAAAACTGATGACCAGTTCACAGATCAAACCAATGATCAGATCAGAGTTCATCAAAGCACTTCAGAAAAGTGAAACATTATCTAAATTTTTAGAAACAGATGATATGGTTGCATTGTTTAAGAACATGTATTTGCAAAAAGACAGTCAACCAGCAGAGCCAGGCATCTACTAAACACTCAGTATACTTCGCATGGAGTTTATAGAATCATTATACGAAGCGAGAATGACTCGCAACACTCAGGATCAAAAAGTCTTGACATATACAGACTGTTGCGAAAGATTGTATCTTTCCATGTTGGTATTGGAATTGATGAACAAATATGCTCGTCATAAACCAATGGCAAGATCATATGCCAAACGCACAGTGGGTTTTACCAACTACAAAAGATTTAGAATGAGTGCTACTGATCTTTATAATTTTATCTATTTTGTTACAGGAGATCAAGAAGCAATCAACAAATTAAAAGATCCTACTTCTGCATCTGCACTGAGAAAAAGAACCACTTTACCAATGATGGCAGTGAACAGACACATCACCAGAATCAGTATGGGCAGTGCCACAGTATCAAACACTCAATTGTATATCAATATAGAATCAGCATTGAACATCAGAAACACAGTGTATAAATCTATTCGCAGAACATTGATGGACTATGACAGTGCAACACAGATTGATAGACAAGACACTGTAACCAAATTAGTGCATGCGGCAAGAGCCAAATTGCGAAGTTCAGATATCATAGATGATCTTGAAAAACTGGTGGCTGATAAAAATTTAGAAACAGGCAGAGTCAGCGACTCAGAACCTAAAATCTCCATACCAGATATCAATGTGCAAGGTAAAGAATTATCACTGTACAGATACTTGGTAGGATCAAAAAACATTGTGCAGGTTAAACGATTTGTGGACCTTGCACTCAGTAACAAATCAATTCCCAGCACAATAGTTCAAGCATATCTACCAGCAATCAAGATGTTGCACGACATAGTGTCAGGAGGACCTGCCTACGTCAGTATGCTACGAGCATTGGCAGAACGTGCCAAAAAGAACAAAAAGTAAACACTCTACTTAAATTATTACCAAAATCTATAAATATATACAACCTCATCCACTGAGCGTGGATTAGGGCATTAACGAGAAAAAAGGAGAAATAATATGCCTAGTATAACAAAAGTAAATGGTTTCTTGAACAAATTTGTCACAGGAACTGTTTTTCAAAATGCAAACCTTGGCTTCTACACAGCAACGCTAAGATCAACTTCAGACGGTGTAACAAACACACCAATTAACCTACAAGCGGCAGACGGTGATGCGGCAGGTGAAGCAGATCAAATCGTTGAATTGGCTGTGAAGTCAGTGAACGCGATTGCCTACTTTGCACCAACAGGTGCGGCAGGAACACTTGCAATTATCGTGGACGGTTCTCAACACACAGCAGATTCTATTGCGGCGCAATTAGAAGCGATTGATGGTGTTGGCACTGACACAGTTGTTGCGGCGGCTGATCAATTAACTTTTGCATAATAGTTAATAATCAACAATCTTATAAATCAGGGCGTTTGAAGATTAAACGCCCTTTTTTTGCGACTGTTGTAAACCTCATAAATAATTTCATGCAATATTATCATAAAATTGGTTTACAATACAACAAGCAACAGTTATTAGACATCGCGGACAAATACCTGCATCTTGCAAAAGATGGCTTCACAGACAACAAAGGCAATTATTTTCCTTATAAGAAAGAACACAATATCACAAGTGTATATTTCAAAGACATACCTGAAGATTTGACGTCTTTGAATTTTTTCAATGATTTATCAATTATTCTAAAAAGGAAAATTGATGACTTATACGAATTTGCACAATACTTTAGAATACAAGGCTCATTATCACCACACAGTGATAAACGCACTGCGGCATTTATCATTCCTTTAAGGGGAGTAGACACTCCAGTAGTTTGGTATGATGACAACGATAATATATTAGACACTTACTTGTATGAAGGGCCTACTCTAATTGATACTAGTACAAAACATGGTGTATTAGATAATCTGAATGAAAGATTACATTTTCAAATAGGCGGGTTCAAAGATCCATTTTCTAGCATAATCAAGGACATTTCACACAAAAAAATATAAATAAATGCAACTAACGGTTCACAGAGTGTGAATCGGCATTAACGAGAAAATAGGAGAAATAAAATGCCAAGTCTAACAAATAACGCAAAAGCTCAAGCAGGTAACGGCTTAAATGGCAAAACGCACATTTTAACAGTTGACCTAAACGACGGTGGTAATCACACACAAGCAACTATCGATGGTTTCGTACAAGGAATCGCGGCAGGTAATTCACTTGTAAATGCCAACACAAAAACAGATGCTTTCACAGTAGTAGGTATCAAAGGTGCAGTAGGTGATGCGGCTATCACAGTAGCAGTACAAGGAACAGGTACTCCAAGTACAACTGCTCAAGAATACTTTGCTAACGTAGATGTTACAGCAGTAATAACTTTAGACAACGTATAATCTACAGTAAAAAATATCTTAAAAAGGGTGTTCAAGAAATTGAGCATCCTTTTTTTGTGACTATAAGTAACACAGTCAAGAGAATGGACATATGAGTTACAAAATACACACATTAATAGACATCACCCAAACGGGAAAGAATCGTGGCAAGCAGAATGATAGTTTACAAGTGGACCAACAGAGCAATTGGATGACTTTTCAAAACTGTGCCATGCTGAGAACCAACATGGAATTTTCAAATGTGTCTGTGTCAGAAGACATTGTGGATCAATACATGTTTGGCAAACAGTATGTAGGAAAACAAAAGATATGGACTGTGACAGCAACACCTGACAGACCAGATGCTGTGACCAAAGAGATGCTGATGGAGGATTTTGACATGGTGCCCATGATCAATCAGTTGGATGAAAGTATAGATCAGCATTCCGACATGTTCAGCACCAAGAATGATGAAACCTGCAATATCCTTTTCATTAACTCTTCTGATAATTAGAAATAATATAATATAAATAACTGTGTTAAAAAATATTTTAGGCGCTTAAAAAACACAAACACACTAGGCTAACAAAGGCCTCTTCCACAGAGAAAAAACAAATTGGAAGCGAGGAGAAAAATGGCGACCGAATTAGAAAAACAAAACCTAGAAGCACACGTTGATTTGTGTGAACAAAGATATAAGAACCTTGAGACTCGTTTGGACAAAATTGAGGAAAAGGTGGAAGATATCCACACTGATATTCAACATGGCAACAAAAGCATGGTCAAAGTGATCATTGGTGCCACAGGCACGATAGTTGCTGGACTGTTAAGCACCATTGTTGTGCTGTTGTTAAAATTCCCTGGATAAAAATCCAATCCCCCAAACTTACTAAATACTGCTATGCTTATAAAAGAAGTAGTTCAGACTGAAGGCGTTGTACAGATATGGAGTCGTTCTGGCGGCAAGATGGTGCGAAAGTACAGATGCACATCGGGAGCAAGAAAAAACAGAATTGTTTCAAAGCCCAGTGTGTGTACACAACCTAAAAAAGCCAGTTCAGTATTTGCTCTTAAAAAAGCAAAAGCAAGAAGAGGTTCTACAATAAGAGTTAAAACAGCAAGAACCAAAAGAGCAACACAGTCAAGACGTA